CAAACAACTCTGCTACCTATGTTGAGACACCGTCTATTGGTCAATTTATGCGTGAATGGAGTTCAATCTATGAATCACACAGCGGAGAGCGTGGTATCTTCAATCGTGAAGCAAGTCAAAAGCAAGCTGCGAAGAATGGTCGTAGGGATGCGTCGTATGCGTTTGGTACAAACCCATGCTCAGAGATTATTCTCCGCCCTTACCAGTTCTGTAATTTATCCTCTTGCATCATTCGTTCTGACGACACTGAAGACAGTATTGCTAATAAGATTCGTCTTGCTACCATTTTGGGTACTTTTCAAGCTAGTCTTACAGACTTTCCTTACCTGCGTAAGATTTGGCAAAAGAACACCGAGGAAGAGGCGCTTTTAGGTGTGTCGATGACTGGTATTTGCGACAATACTCTACTCAATAACCCTGATGATGAATCACTACCTGCTCGATTGGAGAAACTTCGTGACCTTGCTGTTGCTACTAACGCTGAATACGCTGCTGCTATTGGGATTAATCAATCTGTTGCGGTTACAGCCGTTAAACCTGAAGGGACTGTTAGTCAGCTTTGTTCTACTGCTAGTGGTATACATCCTCAGCATAGCAAGCATTACATCCGTCGTGTTCGTGCTGATAACAAAGACCCTTTAACACAGTTTATGATTCAAGCTGGATTTGTTGCAGAGCCTTGCGTAATGAAGCCTGAGTCAACAACAGTATTTAGCTTCCCTGTTGCTGTGGCAGATGGTGCTTTGCTTCGTGAAGACTTGACTGCAATTCAGCATCTGCGCTTGTGGTTGATTTATCAACGACATTACACAGAGCATAAGCCCTCAGTAACTATCTCTGTCTTGGAGAACGAATGGCTAGATGTTGGTGCATGGACATTTAAAAACTTTGGAGAAGTTACCGGTGTGTCGTTTCTACCGATGGATGGTGGAACTTACAAGCAAGCACCTTATGAAGAATGTGACGAAGAAACTTACAACAAGTTAAAGTCGTTAGTTCCTGATACAGTAGATTGGGAGAACTTCAAAGAGTATGACGATAATGTTGAAGGCGCTCAGATGTTAAGTTGCACCGCTGGTGGATGCTCTATCTAATTCCTTGTGTGTTGTAGTGCTTTATAGCCTCCCTTCGGGGAGGTTTTTTTATGTCCCGTTCGGGTTATTGTGCTTAGTATTTGTGCAGAAACAGCGAAACTTTACCGATAGGGAAATGTATAGAATGAGATACAAAACTGTGTAATATACTACACAATTTATGAGACGAACATCGCTCTTTCGTCATTGCGACGATTGACTAATCCTTTTAGAACTTTACCGCCACCTATCGTGTACTTGAGAAACTCGTCTGCAGCGCTTTCCATTTCTCCACGAAGAACCTTCTGACGGAGGGTTGAGCGCTGTAGTGTTCCAAGACCCACATTGAAGCTAAAACTGACAAGAGCATCGAACTGCCCTTGTGTAAGAGTAACAGGACAGTATCGCTCGACACCACGCTCAAAGTTAGCCAAATCTCGTTTAAGAATGTCATCTACTTCTCCCATCGTTATTGTCCTATTCCATCCATCAGGGATAGGTAACGCTTTGCGCTCCGCTAAGGGAACACGAGCATGGTTAGGGTCAATAACATGACCTACACCGATTGTCCATAACAGTGCAGGACACTGATACGGCTTAGTACGGACACCCTCATGATGACGGATTACCTCAAGGGCTTTATCGCTTACTTTCATTTCTTAGCAAAGGCTTGTGTACCGAACCAGAAAGCAATAATCGATGCTAGAATCTGCATCTCATCAGCATCAAATACCATTGGGATAGCCTCAGCAAAGGCAGCACCAGTGGACCAAGCCCACCAAATAGAAGCAATGTCAACCACTATCAATAGGAAGACAAACAAATATGTCACCATTGGTCTTACAGAGGCTCTGAGGTTGATAACCCACTGACTAGCACCCTGACCTATAGCGATGTCATGAGCGTACATTGCAGAGCGTTCCTGAGCTTGTGTCTCCATCTGAACTTGCTCTGTTCTAATCTCCTCTACCCTCGCCTGTGCAATAAAGCCACGCTCCATCATCTGTAGTTCTCTTTCAGTCTGCATACGAGCCATGTCCATCTCGTGTGCTTTATCAGACTTGTCCTGAAAGAAGTCCATCAGTTTAGGTAAACCACCCATTAAGAATGATAAGGCGGTTGAAATTAGTGTTAGCATTACTTGTCTCCCCAGACGATAAGATAAGAAACTACTGCAGCAACTAAGAAGCAATAGAGTTGGACTCGACGAACTGCTTTCATGTCGCTGTCAAACATCTTTTTATTTTGTGCTTCTTGTTTTATTAGTCGTTGTTTAATGACTAGAACATCGTCCCATGCTTTGGGACCGTATTTGTTCACTACTTCTGCTTTCATGCGAAGTTCCATCTTCTTTACTTCTTGGACTAATTCGTATTCTTTAAGAGCCTTCACAACGGTAGTGTCAGGGACAAACTGTTGTTCTCTACGTCTCTCAGCAGCTTTTTGTTGTGCTACCTCAGCCCCATCCTTTTGGACGTTTTCTATGCTTTTGGTTAATGATTTAGCACTTACACGAGCAGCATCTAAGCTACCCGTTAAGGTCTTGACTCCTTCGTTTATTCCGTATTGGTCTGACATAGTTCTTCATTGTGTGTATAGTGTGTATAGTTATTATTGTTGTGGCTGTCCAGAAAGCATACCGGAAGGTCTTTGTAAACCCAGCAAGTCTTTCATCACTGGTGGAGTCCGTGCAAATTCTTGACCTAAAGCACGTTGAATTACTTTAGAATCTCGAAGTAACTGAACTGCTTTAGTTTGCTCACCACGCTGGACTAGACCTTCAGCACGCAATAGCACATTTGTAGCTGTTCGATTTGTCATAATTTTTGCTAACATGGCTTGTGTTAATCCAATCTGGGCAATCACATCCACAGGCGCTCCCATAGTAGCTGCTCCAACTCCTGTAACTAATGCACCTTGAGCGCCTGTACCAAAGATACCGCTAAGAATTGTTGGTTTGTTTTCTTTCTCAGCAATTTGGGCAGTTTTAACCAACTTAGAAATGTTTTCTTTAATAATCGGTTTATCTGCTAATATGGTGTAGAAAGTTCGACTAAACTTTTTATCTTGGTCTAGCTTATCGCCAAGGCGAGCAAAACTACCTATATCGTCACCGCTGGATTTAAAGACGCTTTGTAAATACCCCGATAGAAAGTTATCAAATATTTCATCTGTACCTTTAACGCCTTGTTCTTTTGCAAATCGTAATGCCTTTTTAACCTTTAGTGCTTCAGTCATGTTGCCAGACTGTCCGATTGCGTCTCCAATCTTCTCAGGGTTCTTTTGTAATAGCTTAACAATAGTATCGTCATACAACGTTCCCATTGCTCGTTTATACTCAGCAGACACAGCTCGGTACTCTTTTTGCACTTGTGGATTAAATGTTTGAGCAGCATCATCCATTTGTTTATTAATAATCTCAACCGCATTATTAATTGTTTGAGTAAGGGGTGTGCCTTGTCCGTACTTAGTTTCAAGAATACGAGATTGACGTAACAGCGCTGAACGAAACTCATGAGCTTGTTTAAAGTTCATTGTGTTTGCTGTATCTGCTAAACGATTTAACTGAGCTAAGTCATCAGGGTCTAAAGCGACAGCAGTTTTACCTGATGTGCTTAATGCTTTTGCTTGGTTTACAATTTCTTTTGCTGCGTTTGCCACAGGCGCTGTGTCTACAAAAACAGCTTTACCTTTTTTATCTATCACTCTTTCGTAGAAAGGTGCAACCTTAGCAGTGAATAAATCGCCTGCATCATCTAAAGATTTAGACAATAACTGACCTGCTTGTACAGCGTCTATGTTTGCATCACCAACGGTGTTGATAATTGCGTTCTTTTCGTTCTGTAAAGCTGTGCCAATGGCTTTTTGATTAGCTGCAAAAGCGCCTTCTCCTAAGCCAGCACGAGTTAATCCCTCAAACACCTGCGACACTGGACCACCTACCTGTCCCATTGACAGTGTACCGCCTTGTCTTTCAAGCAGTGCTTGAGCCGCTTCTCTTTCAGCTAAAGAGGCAGCTTCTCTTGCAGTTTGTTGGGGAACCCCTAAAACACTTTTTACAAGATTAACTCCGCCTTTCACTAACGGAACAAGAGCCTGTCCGAAACCTTCACCAGCAGCCCCTAACGCAGTTTCACGACCAACCTGTGGAACATTTAACTGCTCACCACCAATCATCTGCCGAGCAGTTTCGCCAATGCCACTACCTAAAGCAGCAGAGCCAATCAAAGCAGGAATACCGACAGCGGGGAAAGCCATTGCAGTGGCAACAGGTAAGGCAGTTCCGCCTAACATAGGTAGTGCTTCTTTAAAAGCCGTTCCAACTCTGTCCATTGTTGTTGGCTCTGCGACAGGCTGGGGGCGAGGCATTGAAGCCGCTAATGCTTCTAAATCAGCATCCGACAACGGCTGTTCTGAAGTAAATCGTTTACCATTAATGGTATATGTTGGCATTATTAATCTTCCTCAATAACTACAACGCCTGATGGCAGTGTTCTTGATTTACCTTTAGCAGTTGGTTTTTCAACTCGGTTTGTCCATTGCTTTTCAAAACCTGCCAAGTTTCTATTTTTAATTAAATATTGTTCAGCCGCATCTGCCTTGTCCACGGAATTTTTAGCACGTTTTTCCAGATAGTTTAACGTAGCTGTAATAGCCTGTAGAGGGTCTTTAATATCTGCCGCAGCTTGTACAGCAAATTGTAAATCAACTGTAGACGGGTTAGCACCGTATTGTTTAATACCTTGCGCAATAATACTTTTTAATGCTTGTTCTAAGTTACGAGTACTAGCTACTGTCTCTGTGTTGATTCCTAATGGAGCAAGTTGTGCATTTAAGCCACGGATAAGTGAAGGAAGACCTTGACCTGTAACCGCTGTTGGTAGATTCTCACGAGCCTGCGCAACCATTGTCAGTTGTCCTGCCGCAGCTTCTGCATTAGTTCTGTACTTTTCTAATGATTTAGGGTCTGCTAACTCAAACGCTTTATTTGATGTGTCTGGACCGCCGCCGGGAGCAGAGGCTGCGATAGCTTTTTTACCTGTTAAACCAGTTGCTTTGATAGCGTCATCATAAGCCAATACACGTGGGTCGTTAGGAGAGAAGCCAGCATCTAATAATTCCTGTCTTTCAAACTGCAGTTTACCTAAAGGAGATGTTGGGATTCTTTGTTCCCGCAATGCTTTAACAGTCTGTGCTTGTGTTAATGTAGCTTTACCTGTGGCGGCTTCGATACGTTCTGCTTCACGCAATGCCATCATTGATTCTTGCGGTGCAAACGGTTGCAATGCTTTAGCAAAGTTTCTAGCACCTTCTCCTGTAGACAAATCAAACTGTGAAGACAGTTGTTTAATCTGAGAGATTTTCTCTAACTCAGGGTCGCCCCCAAGTAAGCCACTAACAGCACGACCAAGACCAGCACCGCCTTGGTAAATTGACATCTGAGCTTGTTGTAAAGGGTCGAGCTGTGCGTAACGAAACGCATTAGAAGTATCAGTTGCTTGACGCTGACGCATTAACTGCTCAGGAGATACTCCAAATAAACTACCTACGATTTCTGCCATGATTTTTCCTTATCCTGCCAACAATTCTGGACCTTGGTTAAACAAGCTACTAAACCAACTACTACCTGCTCCGCCCCCGCCGCCCATACCGCCACCACCCATTGAAGAACCAGCAGAACTGAGGGCTGTACCGATAGGGCTGTAGCCTTGATACTTGCCGTATGCGGTTGCTGCGGCTTGTTGTGGGTCTAAATACAGACGACCCGCTTGTGCGCCTGCGGTAGAATAGCGATTTGCCAAGTCTTGACTTAACATGAATGGCTGTTGTCCTAGCCCTTCAGTTGTACGCAGTAAACCTAACTGAGCTTCTAATGGACCGTAACCAGCAGTAGTTAAACGTGGAACTTGTCCAAGCAACTCTCCGCCTGTACCAAACAGACCAGCACCAAATCTAGCACGAGCCATACCAGCTTCGTCTGCTCTAGCGGCTAGTTCTAAGTCTTGACGTGACTGCGCATTAAATAATGCCTGTGCTAATGGATTGGAAGGTGCGCCACCAGTGCCTGTATTGATACCTAATCCACCTGTACCACGACCATAGTTAGTAGCTTGTAAACGGGCTAAATCCGCTTCTCTGGATGGTTGTAACAAAGCCTGTTGTTGCGCCATATATTGCTGTGAGGCTGCTTCAGGCGAAGTAGCAAGATACTGTTGACCAAGATTAAACAGGGACTGTGCGCCACCAGCAATAGGCTGTGCTGCAGTTCCTACTTGTGTAGGGTCATAAGTGCCTGTCTGTCCGAACAATCTGTCTTGAATTAGCTGTAGTTCAGGAGATAACTGATAACTACCTCGCCCATCCGTAAACGTAGACGTGCCGAAGTTAGTAGTCATCCCATAGGGATTGAACTGAGCCATTGCTGAGGCTTTATCAGCAGCAGCTCTTAATGCTTCTGCTTGTCCTCGTGCTGCATCAGCAGCTTTACCACCGCTAATTAAACCACCAGCTAATCCGGTAACTGCTCCGACTGCTCCACCCATTATAGACTCCTGCTATAGATATGATACATTTGTTTATCCTGATTT